TACGGTATCACCTGATGTGTCCACAGAAGTGTCCACAGCAGTTCAACCCACAGGGGACACAGCGGTGTAACTGCTGGTGTACCTTCTGGTGTACATCAGGTGGACTGTAGGTAACAGATAGGTGAAGACGACTACGGGGTACATCTGAGATAGAACCTTCAGGAGAACCTTATCTGAAACCTTAGGTGACACCTGAAGAGACACCTAAGGTATAACCTAAGAACCTCTTACGCCCGCGTTGCACAGAATCGAGGAGGAAGTCAACTACCGTTCGTCGGAAAGACGTAAGTAGTTGACTCCCTTGGATATGTCTCTCTTCGACGAAGTCGACCCCAAAGTGCCCCTTTGAGGTCTTGACTTCGTTGAAGGACTATGATTGTCGTCTTAACACACCCTGACGTACACTTGTGGTTACACCTGAGTGCAACCCGTGGTACGTAGAAGATCGTACTTCACGTCGACACCTTCTCATAAAGTCTTCGTACTCCACCTGCTGCAGCTTCGCTCGATGCTGTGCCTCAGCTTTGGTCGCATCTACCGCGAGCTGATCGCGGAAGTAGCGACAGGCGCGTGCGAGAACTTCGAGTCTGTCTTCATGGCGAAGCGCACCGCGCTCCTTCGTCATGTGAGTCAGTTGGTAAAACAAGCTGTACTGCGGATCATCACTCGCAAGGCGGAGGTCATCCGTGATAACAGCTTCATCGACAACTAACCTGTGTTGGTTCATCACGGGCTCAAGGTCGTCGATGATGCGACGCTCCTTCTGCCCTGTGACTCGGTACTCCTCAATCGTGCAGGGGTAGTCTTTCGCGAACACCGGCTCAAGGAGCTTGGTGTACATGCCGTCGCCGAAGTTTGATTCGACGAGCACGTGATTCACGCCCTTTTCTTTGGCGGCGAGAACCAACGCTGACAGCGTCTCCGGGGAGAAGCCGTCGCGGAAGCCTCCGCTGCCCACGAGGTACAGCGTACCGTTGAGCGCACGCACGATGGCGTACGCAGTTTCGTCACCGCCGCGTCCCGAGGGGTCGATCACCATGACGGTGCCTTGCCACTTGGCTTGCTCCTCACTGATGAAGAGCGGGCGATGAAAGCGGTCACCGGCAAAGCCGGGGTTCGCGAGTTCAGAGATTGCGTTGCGAGGATCACGAGTCCACTGTAGGGACACAGGGCCAACGCGGTCCTGCGCCTTGTCGCGCCAACTCTCAACGCTCAGGACGATGAGGTCCGACAGCTTCAGAGGGTAACGCTCGGCGTCACTGAGGGACGTGTCCAGCATGAACTGCAGGCGGAAGCCTGAGCGGCCGTACGATAGCTCGCGCTCCGCTAGGTCGGAGTCGCTGAAGCGGCCCGGCTCGGTGGACTTGCCGACCAATGCGGGGTCTTCGATCAAGTCTTCCTTGACGTCCTCGGCAAGAGCCGTCCCGTAGACCTCACGCTCTTCAAGCGTCGGGTAGCGGGCAGGCCAGATGCGGCAGGCATAGCCACGCCCACGCATCGTGTTGTAGATCGACTGCTCCGTCTGTGGAGTGCCAAGCACGATGATGTCGAAGCCCTCGGGGACCACGAGCGCGTCGTATTCCTTGATGAGTTCAGCGAGGCGCTCCCGCATGGTTTCCGTGAAGGAGTTCTTCGGGACTTCCACGTCGTCACTGATGAGCAGCGTGGCGCGACCGCCTGTCATCTGGCCGGTGATACCGCAGCAGGACACTGAAGGTGTAGGGTGGGCGGCACTGGGGGCGACGTCGAAGGCCAGCACGGAGTCACGGGCACTGCCGCGCGGTCTCAGGAATTGAAGCTCAGGCACTTCCTCGATCAGGCGGCGAATGAACGTCGCGTTCTCGATGGCCTTCTCTTCGTTCGCCGAGACGATCTTCACGCGCTCATTGGGATTGCGGTAGAGACGCCACAGGGCGTACGCGCACGTGAGCCACGTCTTGCCAACGCCGCGAAAGGCTTCGACCATGCGGCGGCGCGGGCCGTTTTGCAGCCAACGCGCAATGCGAAGCTGACGGCGCGTAGGATCGGGCAGGCGCAGGTGGCGCCAGATGAGCCAGAGCATCGCTCGGAAGTCATCGTGGAGCTTCTGCTCCGACTCCGTGACGACCCATGTGGGGTAGTCCATTAGCGCCCCCGTCTGTCGTTGAACCTGAAGTTCGTCACCGTAGGTGACAGGATTCTCTTCGCGAGCCAGATGTCGTCCATGCTCTTCGCCGTAGCGAGGCAGGCCGGGCACGGCCACGTCTTGACGGCAGCATCCCGCACGGGGACGAGCTGATCCGTCACGTGCCCACGGGGGCACTCAAATTCAAATATGGGCACGGAACCCTCCTCGGGTTATTGGGCGGTCGCTAGGGAATCGAACCCCACACACACTGCTTTGGAGGCAGCGTCGCCAGCCTTGGTACATGGCGACCGACAAACACTAATGTTTGGTTTGTTACTTACGGATTGACACGACGTTGCCGCGTTCCATCTCGTCGAAGTCGGGCATGGCCTTCTTCAACGTGTCGACGCGGTTGCCCGACTGTGCGGGCATGTCGATGCCGTTCTCACTCAGGAACTTGATGGCCTGCGCGAGCAGCGCGGGCGGGAACACCTTAATGTACTGCTGCTCGCCGTCGCTTTCCGCATCATAGACGCGGCTGTACTCGACGAGTCTGTGCTCCTTGAATGCAGTGATCTGCTCAATAAGAGCTTCGGCGACGAGCGCGTGCAGGCCATCTAGAGCGTCACTTGATGCGCGTTTCTGTGTCATGTTCAATTCCTTGTTAGTCCCACTGCCCGACACTGACAACCGAGTCATCGCCAATCCGTTCGCACATGAAGTACGAACCGATGGAAACGACAGCGGCGGCAGCGGTTAATTGATCGATGGACGGGATGATTGTTCCAGCAACCGTAACCGTGAAAGTCCCTTTAAAGCGAACGAACATT